GGGTTTTTCTCTCAATTCTTACCGCCGATAGAGTTAATCTATTAACGATAGTTAATCTTAACTCCCTAGCATAAGCTAGGTAGCCACAATTTTGTTGTTGCATTGTGGCTTCCTAGCCTATGTTGTGTGATATAGGTGAATGGGAACTTAGTTCCTCCTTAAGAAATTGTGCGGCCAGCCTAGTAGTTAGTAAAGACCCGCTAGTAGTTGTAAGTCCTCGTATGGCATACGAACGCGCATAATGAACACGAACGGCCCGCCGCTATAGTCTCCCAAACGGGTTTAAAAACAGTGTAAAACATTTCACGCAAGGAGCGAAAAATGACGAAAGTCAAAACACTACTAGGCACCCTAAAATACGTCTTTATCGACGGAGAGGGTAGGAATACAGCAATGCAGGGCGAAGCAGACCGCTTCAGATATGTGGTTAGTTACGTTGTCCCTAAAGACAGCGAAGCCCATAAACATCTTAAAAAGCTTATCGACGAGGAGTGGGAAGCATATAAGAAACAATTTGGTATCAAAGGCCAACCTAAGACAAATGGTATCAAAGAGGAGTTTATGAAGGACCCTAAGGGCACAATCGACCCAGAAACTGAGGACGTTAAGCGCATACCGACGGGTAACATTATTGCAACCTTTAGCACAAATACAAAGTGGCCAGATGGCAAAGACCAGGTTATTAAAGTATATGACCGCAAAGGTGCAAACATTACTGAGGCAGTCCACGGAGCAGAGTGGAAGATTGGTAACGATAGCCAAGGTATTGTGTTTGGCAGTGCTCACGCAAATAACATCGGCGGCTCGCATAAAGTTAGCTTATACCTAACAGGGCTACAAATTGCCAAGTTGGTAAAATACGAGGGTAGTGAATGTGACGCAGACGAAATCGACGGGGAAGACATTGACCTCGGCGATGAAGCTACGCCAGCACTCTAGTAGTTGGGAGCTATTTTGGCTCCCTTTTATTTTAGTTAATTTATTAACTTCAATTTAATTTAATAGGAGTTTAAGATGAACGATTACTATATAGTACCATTAGCTATTTTAACGTTTAGTTATATAGCGCTATTAGTCTTAATTGGCTATATAAGCGTTAATATAACTGGCGAGATACAAGCTCGTTATAATATAAATATCAATAAAAGATATTTATTAGCTTTAGTATTTTTGGCAGTTAGTTTAATATTCTATGTTGGAGTATTTATTTTACCAAAATATCTATTTGATATTATATTTTAAAAGGATAAATTATGAAATTAGCAAAAGTGTTTTTTGAAAATAGCTTAAAATCTTGGAGTAAAGCAGAGGCATTAAAGCAGGGTAAAAAATTATACTGCTTTTTAGTTAATGAAGCGGATAATGCGAGCGAGGGCGATACTTGGGCAGCTTGGACTCAAAACGGATTGCAAATAGTTAAAGTAGTCGAGGTTGTAAAATATGACGAACTAGACGAGGAGCACGCTAAAGCTACTCAATACTTAGTGGACCATATAGCTATCGCTATAGAAAGAGATAGGCAGCACGCTAGACTTAGAAAGGATTTATTAGAGCAGAAACTAAAAGAGCGTGCCGCAAAAGTTATAGAGATGGAGAAATACCGCGAACTAGCTAAAAATGATAAGACCTTAGCTAACGTGGTTAAAGAGTATGATGAGCTAGAAACTAAACTAGGCAAATAAAATGATACAGGTTAAATATAGAATACCTAAATCGCTAAATGATTTTAGTTTTAACCTAGACGAACCTGTATTTGCCGATATAGAAACTGAAAAGTTATATATTGGCACTCGATTGGTGCAGCTGTATCAGCCTGGGAAGAACGATGATGAGGTTATAATACTAGATACTGATATAATCCCTGAAGCTGATATAAAAGCATTTATCAAGCCTATGTGGACAGTATGGTTCAACGCTAGCTACGACTTTGGGACCATAAATATGACCACCGACAAGTTTGATGATATTTTCTATCTAGCTAGGTTAGGCTTCCCATTTTTCAAGGAGTATAACCTAGATAAAGTTATAGAAAATCTTGGCTTTGCTGGGCTATATGACGGTTTAGATAAAAAGAAACTACAGAAAGCAGGGTTTGTCAAGGGAGCATATCTATCAGCTGCCCAGTTAAAATATTCAGCGACCGACGTTGTGGCCCTTAGCTTATTATGGCAAAATGAAACTATCCAGAAATGGAGAAACTCCATAGCTTACCAGGTTGATATTCTAAGCCTTAAGTATGCCGTAGTTTATCAGCAAAACGGCATTATGGTAGATTTACCGCTAAGGGCTAAATACGAGAAAGAGGTGGACGAGGATATAGTCCGCTTAACTAAAGAGTTACCTGAAGGGTTTAACGTCAATAGCCCTAAACAAGTTAAAGCGTATCTAGGCACTGAGAGCAGTGATTACGATACGCTAGTTAATTACAGCGTAAGTGATAAGCCCCTAGCGGAAAAAGCACACACGATAATTTATATGCGTAAAGCGTTAAAAGAAAAAGGGTATTTACAATCTATAAATCACCAGTATATGCAGACGCGATTTAATGTGGCGGGAGCTATCACTGGGCGATTTACTTCGAGCGGCGGAGATTTACCGAACGGGTTTAACTCGCAGCAGATACCACGACGACTACAGCCTCTATTCAAGCCTGAAACAGAGGACACTGTAGTTGTAGGGCTTGACTACTCCACACTAGAGCTAAGAATTGCGGCGAGTGTATTCGCAGAGCCTGTTATGTATCAAGAATTACTTAACGGCGAGGACTTACATACCAATATGGCGGCATTAGCTACAGGTAAGAAAGTGCACCCAGATGGGCCATTAGGTGATGATTATGACGCGCTATTTACGGGTGATAAAACAAAAGGCGAATATGTAACTAAAAAGGATAGAACTCTAGCTAAAGCGCTAAACTTCGGTTATATTTACGGAATGAGCGCAAAGACTTATCAAAACTATAGTTTGACACGCTACGCGCTTAAAATCTCGCTAAATGAAGCGACAAAATTACGCAATTTATATTTCGGTAAGTATAAAGCGATTAAAAAATATCACGACGAAGTTTGGAAAAATGTAGGTAAAGCAAACTACATTTATACAACGGCATTAGGTCGTAGGGTTCACCCTAAGATAGGCACTGATGCTATTAACGGGCCAATTCAAGGTTCTGGCAGTGAAACTACTAAACTAGCGGTGCATTATCTTTGCAAAGAATACCCAGAAGCGTTGAAGCTGATTTTCAATGTGGTCCACGACGCCATTTATCTAAGAGTGCCTCGCTCTGAATACGATTTATGGCACGAGCGTGTAAGTAAAGCGATGGTTAAGGGTTGGGAGGAAATCTGCAAAACTTCGATATTTAAGTTTAAAGATATCCCAATGCCTGTAGGTGATTAATAATTAGACGGGTCTTTACGGCTCGTTTAATTCTTAAGAAATAATTAAGTTTAGTTTAATTGAAAATTAAGTTAAATTTAGTTATAATATACGCATAAATAAAGAGAGATAATAACACATTATCAAGAAAGGGGATAATTAATGGAATTTGACGACGGTGAGCTAGTCGATATTGACCTAGCTCAAAACGGTGATGTAGCCGCACCTAAAAATGGTAAAATAGCGTTGATTGACGCTGATACCGTGGTATTTGGTAGCGTAACTAAGCACCAAGAGGTTATAGAACTGTTACCAAGGGCTATGTATTCAGACGAGGAGTGGGAAACTATTTCTAAAATGAAAACTTATGACCCTGAAGCAGGCACTATATCTATATGTAATATGGATAATGCCTATACTTCGACTTTGGAGAAGTTGCAGGGTATTCTTGACGCTACAGGTTGTAGTGATTGGGAACTTCATTTTACTATTGGTCGAGGCAGCTTTAGATATACCAAAATTGACCCGATGTATAAAGCTAATCGCTTAGAAATGAAAAGCCCTGATGGGCTTAGTGAGCTGAAAGTTAAAATTGCTGAAGCGTTCCCAGAAAAAGCTTTTATCCATTATGACTTCGAGGCTGATGATGCGGTTATAGCTAAGAAAAAAGCCCAGCCAGATAAGTATCTGCTTTGTGCGGTAGATAAAGATGTCCTCTATACTTTACCAGGAGTGCATTTCAATTACTATAGCCGAGCCGAAACTACAACTAAGGCGGGTAATCACCTTGACGAGATAAAGATGACTTTTTTCGAGGTAGAGCCCGAGCAAGCGATGAAGCATCACTATAAACAGTGCTTGACCGGGGACACGGGTGATAATGTTATCGGTTTAGCTAAAGTTGGCTCTAAAACAGCCGAGAAAATATTGGCTGGAGCTAGTTCTGCGGCTGAGTGCTGGGAGCGTGTGGTTAATGAATACGAAGCTCGTGGGCGTGATGTATTCGATGCGATTAAGAATATGAGGTTGGTTAGTATGCACCAGATTAGCTACGACCCTGAAACAGATAGCTATAGCTTAGAGTTATGGCGTCCAGAAATTAACAATAAAGGAGAAAACAATGAGTAATGTAAATGAAACGCTAAAGGAGCGTGGTGCCGTTTATGGTGATTATAAAGGTGGTTCTGAGTTTAGAGCCAGTGTTATGAAACTAATTAAGGATAGGCATTTAGCCGTTACTGGTAAGAGTTTAGACGCAGTGCAAATGGTTTATATCTACGACATCGTGAATAAACTATCCCGTTTAGCTACAACTCCAGACCATATAGACACTTGGCACGATATAGCTGGGTATGCGACCTTAGTTGAAACTGCCTTAACGGCGGTAGCCAATGAAGCCGAAAATAAAGATAGTGGCATAAGTAAGCAGGACGATGAGGAAATCCTAAACTTTATAGCTATGGTAAAGGAGCTTACAGGAGATGATAGCGATATAACTAAAATGGCTATCGAAACTTATGATGATTGGAAAAGAGGTAGAGAATGAGTAGGGTAAAAACTAAATTTGGTAAGGCTACTAAAACGGTATATCTAAATCAAATAAACAATTTGCTAGTTACCTTAGTAGCAGCACCTAGCTGGACCGAGCTTTGCAGCTATCTCCCAGAATTTACTACAGCTACTTGGCGGGATAGAGTTTATGAGGGAGATATAGATAATCGAGAGGAGATAGTTAAAGATATATTTAAGGGCAAACTACTTCCTACAGCGTTAGAAACTATAAGGGTTACATTTCTAGTTGATGGACTAGATTTAATCGACGTTACGCACCTTATAAGGCACAGGGCACTTAGTTTTAGTGCACAATGCACGGCTGATAGGGATATGCGCAAAGATGATTGTATGGTTAAACCTAGCATTATGGTAAATGAGGAGTTTCTTAGTAGGTATATGGAAATAGTCGATGCTGCCAAGAAATTATATGCTGATATGGTTGATAGTAAAGAGGTATCTATCTTTGACGCCCGCACAATTTTACCGAGAAGCTTAAGTAACTTCTATTATGTAAGCGGTAGCTTAAAAGATATAATAGCGTTTATAAAAACCCGAAAAGATGAAGCGATACAGCCTGAAAGCGATAACATCGTAGCTTTGCTTATGTGGCTAGAGCTAGTTAAGAAATACCCAGCCTTACAAGAGTGTATAAATATGGATATAGGTGGCAGGGACGAGTTCTTTTGCAAAACTGCACTAAGCGGACATAACTCACTAGCTTATTTACCTAAGCAGGAGAACGTAGTTTTAGGCTTAAAGCCAGAAGACTGCATTTATCAGAAATGTAGGGCTGATTTCCCTGGCGGGCACTTTTACGAAAGGCGTAAAAGTGATATTATACAAACATTGAAAAGGATAAAAGATGGCGACAATATTTGATTTTAAGGTTTATGTAGCCGGAGGTTGGTTTACGGCAGAACAAAGAAAATCCCTTGACGAGTTAGAGGGCTATGTCAAAAAGCATTTCAAGAAAAACTTTATCCCTAGAGAGCATAATAATTCTAAAGGGCAGGATTTAGAGGATATATTCCAAACTAATATAAATGCCTTAGATGATAGCGATATTATTATAGCTTCTACAGTAGGCAAAGATATGGGCACTCTTTGGGAGTGTGGCTACGCTTATGCTAGAGAATTGCAGGTTATTTACTACACTCCTGGGATAGAGAAAGTTAATCTAATGTTAGCTAAAAGCGGGCAAGTAGCGAGAAACTTAAAAGAGCTAGAGCAGATTTTGATAGGTGTAGTTAATGTTGGCTACATCGCCGATAAGGATATAGAATGATGGATTGTGAAGAGGAGCTAACGCAGGCTGAAATTGAGGGAATATCAATCCCTCATAAAGTTTATAACCTAAAGTTTATTCAGCGCTATTCGATAACGCCTAGAATATGCAACGAAACGGTAGCAGAGCATAGTTTCTTTGTGGCTACCTACGTTATGGAGTTATATAAGGATTATAAGTTCGATTTAAACAAAGCAGTGCAAATGGCTTTAATCCACGACTTCGCCGAGAGTTATATAGGTGATATAACCTTGAGCACTAAAACAATGTGCCCAGAATTGGTTAAAGCCGTAGCTAGTGCAGAAAGGGACGTTATGTATCAGAATTTCCCTAGTTTTATTTATGACCTATATATGGAGTATGAACAGCGCACCAGCGTGGAGAGTTTAATAGTTAAACTAGCTGATACTTTACAAGTCAGACAGTATGCCCGTAATGAAATAGAGCTGGGTAATACTTCTCCAACAATGTGGAATATTTTTAACCGTGCGGTTGATGATATAGATTTATTTGAGCGTAAGCTCGCAGTCTATAAACGTCAAAATTAGCGCATTGCGTGAGCGTAGAGCGATTTAAATTTTTAGCTTGATAGATAAGTCGAGTAAAGATTAAAATCGCTTGACGCGTTAAGCACTTAAGAAAACTTTAATATTAAATTAAGTTAAAGTTAAGTCAAATTATGTTATAATAAACGTAATTAAAGAGAAAAATTTAATTAAACAAATTTAAAAGGAGCAGAAATGGATAAAGTTATAACTATCCAAAGTTACATCGAGGACCTTGAAAATCAGGGTATGACAGGTGTAGAAATCTCAAAACATTTGAGGGTATCAGCCTCTATGATTTCTACTTATAAATCTAATAGGTATAATATTAGCCTTAAACAAGCTAAGTTAATCTATAAACTTTATGGCGTAACTATTCACCCGTATGGTGAAGCAAGCCTTAAAGCCGAACTAAAACTAGATGGGGAGAACGAAAATGCCTAATTTAAACGAGTTACAAGCCAAGATAGAACAATGGGCAGAGGAGCGAGGTATATTAGCTAATTCTAAAGCAGTAACCCAATGCCTTAAACTTATGAGTGAGATGGGAGAACTAGCGGATAACCTAGCTAAGGGTAAAGATTGCCGAGATGATATTGGCGATTGTTTCGTGGTCTTGGTTAATATAGCTAAGTTAGTAGGCTCGGATATTGCTGAGTGTGCCGAGATAGCCTACAACGATATCAAAGACCGTAATGGTTTCCTGAACGAAGCTGGGACTTTTATTAAATCCACTGACGCTAATTATGAGCGGCTATACCAAGAGTTTTTGCAGCGTAACGAAGTTCCTAAAATCAAGGCAGAACTAACAGAGATAGAGCGCGAGGAGCTAATGAAAATTTGCGAAACACCTAAAGAGGTTACAATTAACGATGAGGCTGTAGGTCCTCATAGTGATGCTGATATTTGCCGTATGTGGGAAGCTAGAGGGTTTAGAGCACATAAGCGCAAAGATGGCTGGTTTTTCAGCAGGGTGCATTAAAAATGGTAAAGGAGAATATACGTATGAAATTTACTAACAAAACACCTGAAGTAAGGTATTATTTTATTTTAGATGGGTCTAAGACTGCGGGAACTATTTATTACGAAAATTTCGGCACTAGGAAATTTCAATGGACACTGGTATTTAGTAGAAAAATAGAGCCTGCGGATATACTAGATTTGTGCCATAAAGCTACAGAGCAAAACTGGCCAATATCTATGATGGACGCTAAAGTTAGCACCGAGCTAGAGTATATAGCTGTAATGCCAAGGGAGTTATAATGGCAACTTATATAGCAGATGTGCAATATGAGCACGGAATTAGCCAGGCGTTTGATAACACTAAGGTGGTATTTAAAGAGCTTGAAGGTGTTATTCATAAAGGTAACATTGTAGCTTTAATTCACAACGAAGCACAAAATAGTAAGCTAGCATTTGCCACCTTAAATATTTTATTAAATATTATAGACGCGCATAAGATACAAAGGCAGGAGCTAATGGATAATTTATCCACTTGGTTCGATAAGGTTTATTTCGAGGAGGCTTGAAATGGAGAATAATAACAGGCATAGATATGTGGTAGAAACTAGACCAGCGTCCATTTTTATACACGTGTTTATAAATGATAAGCCCGAGGGCAGATTAACAGTCCCTTTTACCGATAAGAAAGCAGTTTATTCTTTATGCGAGGTGGCCGATTGCGGTAAGTTGGAGCTGGAGGATTTCTTATATTGCTTAAGATTATATGTTGATGTTACATATACACCTTATAAGGATTTAAAATGAGTAAAACTAAGTATGGCGTGGAGTTTATTAACTCAATGTTTAGCGAAAAAACTACAGCTATAATCCGCGCTTCGGTCGATAGTATAGAAATCGGAGCGATTGTAATCAAGCTAGATTATAACGAAATGAGTAATATAGCGTTACATAACGCTTTAAAATCTCTAGCGTTATGCGCTGAAATATGCGATTTAAATCTAGTAACTTTAAGCGAAACTATAGCTACACATTTCGGACACGAGAAAATAAAGCTTTGTATAGGGCAGGAAAACAAATGAGCACCTATAAATATGAAGCTGTTAAGGATACAAAAGAGTGTTGGTATATAACTATCTCCGAACTTAATGGTGGTGTTAATGAACCGTGGGGATATATAAAGCTAGGTTTAGTTTTATCTGAGGATTGGCTTAATTTGGTATTAGAGTTAATTAATACTAGGTCAAGGTTAAAGCCTAGCCAGGTGTTAGAATACATAAGGAAAATATCGCCGTTGGCCGGTATAAAACGTGGGTATATCGAGGGCCTATGGAAGTAGTTTATAAATGGAGCTATGATTATAACCGTAATAATAACGTTACGCTTATAAGAATAGCTCGCTTTGTAAAAGATAAATTTAAAGGCGAGATTATAGTTAAAACTAAGGGTGAGATAGAGCAAACTTACGGGCTTAAAATATTAGCTTCGTTATGTGGATTAGCGGGTATGTATGACATATCCTTGGCTACAATGGCTTTATTTCTTAGCAAGCAATTCCTAGATTTAGGAGATAAAGTTGATTATATCATTAAGGATAAATAATGAAAAATAATTACCAATACGAATTAATAACAGGGCAAGGGTTATTCCAAAATGATAACTACGTTAATATAACAAAGTTGTATCCAGGTATGGGCGTTAAACAATGGGGCTATATACGCGTTGGAGATTTACCGATAAAGGACGAAAAATTTAGTGCTTCTATAATCGTTTTATTTAGCGTGTTTAATAACTATAGCCTAGTTAAACCGTCAGAAGTGCTGGAATTTATGAGGAAGATAACCCAAGCTACAGAAATAAATAAAGGAGGATTTGACGATGCCAATGATTGAGCAATGTAAGGGTAAAGACATAACTAATATAGCCCAAAGCAAATTAGCTAGAGATAAATGGATAGCTACAACTAAATACGACGGGAATTATGTGCAGATACATAAATTTAACGGCGATGTAGAGTTCTGGACTTCAGGTGGTAAGCAATTCTATATTAAAGAAATAGCGGATTTTTTGGTAGAGAATAATCCGGACGATTTTATTATAGAGTGTGAATATATAGCTAACACCGACGGCAAATTGGGAAGCCGTGTTAAATGTAGCACTGGTAATCTAAGGAGTAATTTTGAGAAAAATATACCGTGCATTGGCACTTTTAAGTTTATGGTATTTGATATCCTACACTTTAATGGTTCTGTTATGGATTGGGCTTACAGCGATAGAATAAGACTTATGGACGAGGAGCTATCACTACCTGAAGATATGTCCACCGCAAATGTTATCGGCTGGGACCTAACTATCGAGCAAGCTAAGAGTTTAGCCCATTCAGTAGTTAGAAATGGGTTTGAGGGTATATACTGCAAGCAGATAGACCATACTTACGAGCCTGGCAAGCGGTTAAATACCGCTATCAAGATTAAGTTTAGACCTACAGCCGACCTACATTGTATAGATGTTACAGAGGGCACTGGTAAATACTCGGGTATGATAGGTAGTCTAGTTTTAAAAGATAGTTGGGGCAGAGTTGTTCAAGTTGGTAGCGGTTTAAGCGATTATGAGCGTATGCAAAGCCCGGATTATTTTATCGGTAAAGTTATCGAGGTGGAATACGAGCAGCTTTTAGCTACATACATACAGCCTACATTTGTAAGAATTAGGGACGATAAATCTATCAAGGATATAGACTAATGAAAGAGCAGGATATACAGTGCAAGATAATTAAATATCTTGAAAGTGTAGGAGCTTATGTTGTCAAGGTAGTAGCCAGTAATAAATCTGGCACTCCTGATATCTTAGCGTGTTATCGTGGCATTTTCTTAGCTATAGAAGTAAAAAGACCTGAAACTAAAACTAACGTTTCGGAATTACAAATATATAACATAAAGAAAATCAAAGAGGCTGGCGGTGTAGCTATAGTTAGCTGGGATTTAGATACAGTTAGAGCGACAATAGATGAAATTAATTATAATCTAATGGTTATAGGAGGATTAAAATGACAAAGTTAATAATTTCAATTATTATAGGGTGGCTATAATGTTACATATATTTGGAATAGTTTTAATGGTATGCGTATCATTAATAGTTATTGATTTAATTTGCGCTATAATAGGGAGTTTATTAGACTTATGATAAATGAAACTATTAGTGGTGGAGAAGTTAGGGACGTAATAATTATAGCTTACGTCCTAGGGCTTCTTGAAATGGATAAAGAGGGAGTTTTTCTATCAGAGCAAGATACGGCTACACTAGCTAGGATAGAAACTGAAATAAGGGCTTTATTGCCGATATATGCGTGCGTTAAACCTAAGATTATGAAAAAGCTAGAAAAGGTTAGCTATACGATAGCTTTTTCAACTAGCAATTATGCAGTGGAATTATCTGTTTTAGGGCTTAATATGCTATACATAAACTTTGCACGTAATGAAAGAGGAGCTAGACCTCTATCTAAAACTCTTACAGACTTTTGGAGCAAAATAGAAAAGGACTGTAAGGATTTAATAGATAAGCATTACGATGGAGATGAGGATATAGCGGCGGATAGCTATAATTTTTGCGTTGAAATATTGGAGAAGTTATGAAACCTTATAAACACCAAATAGATAAAGCAGAGGAGTGCTGGCAGATACTTAAACAAACTGGGTATGTGTATCTAGCTGGTAAGCCTCGCAGTGGTAAAACTCTAACATCGCTACTTATAGCCGAGAAAAGCCAAAAAGTTAATAATGTTTTGGTTATAACTAAAAAGGCAGCTATTTCTGGGTGGGATAAATTTCTAGCGGATAAAGAGTTGGGGCTAACTAAGAAATACCACGTTATAAATTATGAGCAATTAGGTAAAATGCAAGCAGGTAGATTTTATCTAAAGGTAAATCCTAGCGATTATCAATTAGCTATAATAGACGAGAGCCATAACTTAGGAACTTTAGGACGTCCATCACAAAGAACTAAGGTTATAAGAAAAGTATGCTGGGACTTACCACATATTCATCTAAGCGGGACAGCTATAGTTGAGAGCCCTAACACTATATACCATCAAATGGCTATATCTAAGTTTAACCCGTTTAAGTTCTCAAACTTTTATGATTTTTTCAGATTTTATGGAATACCATATTATATCAAAGTTAATGGTCGTGAGATAGCTCAATACGACAGGTGCGATACCGAGCGTTTGATGAAAGAAATAAATGATTTTACTATCTATATGACCCAGGAAGATGCAGGCATTTCTAGCGATGTTCAAAGCGTCGATAAATTGCATTATGTCGAGCTAAATAATTACACGCGAGAGTTTTATAACACACTACAAAAAGCGCGCGTTATAAGTGATTTTAGCTACGCTAACGGAGCTAATAGCGGCTTAGATATAGTTTGCGATAGCACGATGAAATTACGCACTAGCTTGCATATGATAGAGAGTGGTATTTTAAAGATAGGCGATGATTATATCGAGCTGGGTAATACAGAAAAAATCGACTACATAAAGAGGACTTTCGGCGATACTAAAGATGTTGGTATTATGTGCCATTTTATCGGCGAGCGTAATTTACTAAAGAAACATTTTAAAAATGCGCGTATCTATAGCTCAAATGCGCACGCTGAAGGGGTCGATTTATCAGACTTAAAACATTTCATAATCTTAAGCTCGGACTATAGCGGAGCTAAGTTTATACAGCGACGCGATAGAATAGTGAATATAAACGGCTCAAATACTAATCTAGTTAATCATATATTAGTTAAAAAAGCTGTAAGCGAGCAAGTGTATAATAAAGTAAGCAAGAAAGAGGATTTTAACAATTCTACCTACATAAAGCAGGAGATTTAACTCCTGCTATAAATCATCTAGTATATCTATAGTTCTAGTATTCTCCCTTAGACTATTTCTAGTTTCCAACCTTAAATCCCTATCGTCTTTAACCTTAGCTACGATACTCTCCTTACTTCGTTGTAGGTTCTTTAGTGTTTTCTTTTGTTCGGTTGTTAGATTTTCGATAGTGTTATATTTATTTATTTTCGAGTTTATATTACTTAGTTGATTTTCATAACCTCTTAATCTATTTTCAACTCGGGTCAATTTACGCTGTAGTTTTGGTGTTTCATTCCTGGCTACTTGTAGTTGCCCTCGTAATTGATTAAGCTCGCTAGTGTTTCTTATTACCATACCAGAGTCTAGGTCGTTTAATTTAACTACCGCTTTTTCTAGCGTATTATTAAACTCCTCTAATACTTGCGACGGCATTTTATAATCCGTAACTATCTTTGAGGAAGTTACAGCTGGAGTATCCGAGCTTTTTAGGTATTTAATTATTCTATCCTGCATAGCTACGTTATTACCAAATTCACCCCATCTAATAACTCGCCTTTGTGCTTCACTAGCTATAAATCCAAGCCAACCCATAATACTACGCCAATTTTCTGAACCTTTTTGAGGCACAAACATTGTATCGTTACCAAATTTTTTTGCATAATTCTCTAGTAATTCGGACGTAGCTCGTGCTTGTTCTGTATTAAGCCCAGCTTCTTGTATAGTTTCTTTTAGTTTCTTATAATCTATAACTCCGTGTTCATTAGTCGCTGATTTTACTGCTTGGGATAGTTCTTTATTCTGCATTGCTACTTTATAATCGCTATTAGCTTGTTTAACTAACCCATAAACATCATCATCTAAATTATCAACTACATCATCAAGATTGGATTTAATCTGATGTATTAATTTCTTTTCGTAAGGAGTAGCTGTATCATTTAGTTTATTTAGAGTTTCCCTAAATGTAAGCACTTCGTCTAAATTACGATAGTTTTCATCAGCTAATCTCTTTTTAAAACCTAAAAGCTGTTTTTCTACATTGCTAAGGAGCTGCACATCAGTGGTTTGTATATCTACTCCTTTGAAAATATTGGCAGTATCTACCTGGATATTTTTATCCTTAATCGTTTCTTTCATACGACTAAAATTATCCTTAGCTACTTGCTCCATAGCTTCTACATTTTCAGTATCGGCTACTTTATAAACATCTTGTGCTCGGTGTTTAGCTTTTAAAAGCCCTTTGTTAGCCATATCGTCGCTTTGAGCCATAGCTCTACCTAATACACCTTGACCAGCTTCCTCGGTCATCATAGTCGCCCTGTAAGCTTGTTGGTCGTAAGGTATTAAAGCCATAGCACTACGGGCTTGTTGTTCGGTATATCCCTTACGTATAAAAAATTGAAGCACTTTAGGGTCTATATCAGTGTTGCCGTGTGCTCCAAGCCAATCTCCAATCTTAGAAGCCGCTACTCCCATAACAGCACCTATCGCAGCGTCCTTAGCTACATCACCAGTAGTTAATATATCCTTTTTCTTAGTTTCATCTGTTTGTTTGGCATTTTCTCCCGCTCTGTCGGTTATACCTCTTAATATATTACTAAACCCTTCAACTGCCGCAGCGGCTGCCTTAGATTTCATAATTGGGATTAACGCATCTACCGCATTTAAAGCTGTTTTAGTATTAACTTCAAAATATTTATTATGACCTATAACTCCTAAGCTTTTATCCACTTTATCTAGGCGTTTCATAACATTTTCTAGGTCTTTTTTATAGAAATCACTATCAGTAAGACCTACAGAGTTAGCGAAATTCTCGAATATTGTAGCTAGCGGGTAGCCTACCTTAGCATTAAATAAATCTAAGGCAGTTTGCACTTGACCCGCCAATGCGTCCCCTGAAACTACATCTTTAACCGCTTCTTCAGCGGCTTTTAATACTTTCTTAGAGTGTTTAGCTATAAAGTTTAATGCTCCCTCCTCCTCTTTACTTTCCGGCTCACTGTTCTTTTTACGGGCATAATATGCGTCCCAAGTTTCAGGATTAGCTTTGCCTGAACTATCGACATACCCACCTGGAGGAGGTGGTGCTTCGGTTTCTCCATTTAGATTAACTTCAGTAGATTTAACCGTTTCTGGCGTTTGCTGAACTTTAGTATCATTGGCTATTAAGTCATCTAGCCACACTAGTTGGCTATCATTGTCATCTTTAGGTGCTGTAACCTCTACAGCAGGGAGAGTTACTTCATCAGTCCCTACTTTATGTTCTAGTTTTATATTAGTATTAGCCGCTTTATCTGCGCTAACTTTTTCTGCTGGTTTATCGTTAGCTATTAATTCATCTAGCCAAGCTAAATTATCTGCCATTATCTATCCTTATTCTTGTGGTCTGTTGTAGCCGTCTGGAGCGGCGTCGTTGCTCATACCTATTGCTGACATTATAGAACCCATATCACCTGCTCCTACATCAGCACCACCATTAGCATCTCGAGGGTCTCTGGTTTCAGCTCCGGCAAGTTTATTAGCTACTTGCTCAAATATGTCTGCTATATACTCACTGTTGCGGGTTTTCATTGCTCGCATACTTAAAGCTACTACTTTACCATAACTAGCTGGGTCGGTATTCATCAAGAAATTACCTGCTTGTCCTGACAATAGTTGGTCTAGCTGTAGTTTTTCTATATCGTCGGTTTCGTTATAGTTAGCTGTGGTTATCTCGATATCATACTCCAGAAACTCTATTTGGGTTTCTTTCTCTATCCAAGGGATTATAGTAGCGTTCCCGTGGTCATCATATGTTATATCCTTAATAACTATTTCCTCTTGCCCTGTTTGCTCGTTTGGCATTAAGAACGGCTTATTTAGCTCTATAAATCTATCTCCCGATCTTTGGTCGGCTATTCTTATCATCTTATAAGCTCTGTAAAATAACTTAGCAAAATCTAGGATATTTATACCTATACACTCATACATATACTCGATATTGGAAGTAATGTAATTTAATGCGCTTGCGGTCATATTCTGCTGTAGCTTAATTTGACGACCAGAAGCAGATGAACCCATCATACCTAAGAAGCTATCATTTAGATTTAGGATAGTCTTAATCCTTTGTAGCGACCTATCTATAATAGTGTATTGAGCTATTACGTCGCCGTTTAGATTATCTATCTTAACTCCGTGAATATCTTTCATCGGTATAATAGCATTAACCCTATTAAATACTTTAGCAAACTCCTCGACGCTATCAACCGCAGTTTTGTTGATATAAACTTTATTGACGTTAGCTAATAGTTGTATCTGAATTAAGGCCTGGTTAATAGCTTTCTGGCTTTCTAAAACTTCCCTAAATATGCCGTAAAATCCTTTTTCATCGCGCTCAAGATATATAGGCATAATAGGGAATTTTCGCAGGTGTGTAACTTCTGTTTTTTCTAGTAACGTATCCCCACTCCAAACTAATTCCCATATCTTGCCGTCCTCTTTTAAATAGCTAGTTATAACTAAAAAGCTATCGTTCATCTTGTATTTATAGGCTTTACCACTATCTGGGTTATCTATACCTGTAAATCCTACCGACCTATTTATCTCCTCGCTTTTACCGGGCCAAGTATCGTCTATATCTTGGGCTGATATCCATCTATATTTGTGGATATATCTAGCATCGGAATAATCCTCCTCGCGAGATTTAGGGTCTGGGACTACTTCGTCCCAAGGTAGATAGCGCAGTTTAATTTGAACGTCTTTAGTCCCAAATTCATCTTTCTTGCCGGTATCCTCGACTCGTATCTCAAATGCGCAAATACCAGCTAATAATAGGTCATCTATTAACCTAGTTTTCATACGGTTAAACTTAGATATTCTTAGCGTATATTGGACTATATCTTGCCCAACTGAAGCTATATTTATATCCTCTATACCTACAGGCTTAACGTTGATGTTAGATATAGTAGAAGCTAGATAACCGCTGATAACCCTTTTATAGGATTTTATAATGTTAAAAGTTTCAGCAGGCTGTTTCCTATTAACTAGGGTATTAAGCTGTTTAATAGTGTAGTGTTGGTTGTGGTTAAAAGCTATAATTTCCTTAGCTTCCTCTCTACACTCGCTATGCCAATTAGTTGCATATTCAAAATAATCCCTTGCTTTTTCTAGTAGTTTTTCACTCATAGAGAACCGTCCTTCCTAGCTATAGATATCCACTCTTTTTGCCCTTTAGTAAGGCTTTCATACCATTTTCTTTGCTCTTCAGGAGAAGCTTCTGCCATTTCCCTAGCTGTGTTAAATAAAACTGCTTTATCTAAAGAGGTTGAATAGGTAGCCGTTTGTTTTCCGTGTTGTTTTATATTTACATCTACATAACGTTTTGCTATATCTGTGCCTAATACAGCCATATTTTTACTGTATGTAGAGTCCCATCCTTTATACATACCTTTAATACTCGCTAATCCGTTCTCTATAGTCATACCTCTTCTTATTGCGGCCAAAGCTTCCCCTAGTTGCATATTTAATTCGCGTTCAGAAAAGGCAGCACCTGATTTAGCTTTAATAGCGTCGGTAGCTATTTGGTTAGCTACTGCTTCCAAAAATGCCATTTGATTTGTAGTATCTACGGTAACAAAATCATTGTCTATTCCAAAGTATTGGTTTATTTGTTTAACGGCCGCTTCATCTAAGGTTATATTACCGCTCTTATCTTTATATCTTTCTATCATATTACCCAACTCACGCCAGCGATAAGCTATAGTTCCTGATACTAAAGCATCATTTACAGCCGTTTGCCTAGCTTGTGTAGGAGCTATAAATTGTTTATACCTAGCACTATCTGAAGCTATCCTAGATAAAAATTGATTATCGTCTTTTATATCTAGGGTTTGTTTCTCCCATTCAGCGTCAGCTTTTTTCTCCTCTGCTTTTATTTGCGCTTGAGATTTATTCCCTTTACCTTGCTCCATTAAATCTAGTCTTCTGTTTTCTATTTGTGCCCTTGACAGAGCTTCAAACTCATTAACATTTGCATTTTTAACAGCAGCTCCAGCAGTAAGCATCTTAGCGTTTGCTTCTATATCCCCAGTCCTAATTTTCATTTGAGTTTCATCATTTTTAAGCTTTGACTCAATAACTTTCTGGTCAGCAATAAAATCTTGTCTTTGCCTTTCCATTAGATTTCTCTCTGATAAGGACCCAAGTTTATCCATACCTGTAGCTGCATACACTATAGATGGAGGATAACTAATATAACTTCCGTCTTTAAGCCTGAAATTAATCTCGTCTTGTTGAGGGTCGTAAGTAACACTAGTAACAGGATTATCTACAGTATTTAGAACGTTATTAATCCACCTGGAACCGTCTTGATTATATACCCAGCGCTCGTTCATATTCTCCTCGCCTTTTAGTATATCCTCAGATTTTCCATATTTAGCTATTTTGCGAGTATAAGTTCCGTCCTCATTCTGAGTATAGTTTTTAGGGTCGAACCCTTCAGGTAATTTATCTGGAGAAACTATTTCGTCCTCTATAGTTACATTTTTTCCTTTATTCTTTTGTATAGTTTCTACAAAATTGACTAAATCCCTTCTACCTCTATCAGCTTCCGCCGTAGCTAAGGTTTTTTGTATTTCTATATTTTGTAGATATAACTTATTTTTCATCTCCTGCATTTCAAGTTTATCTTTATCCATAATCTGCTGGGTTCTTTGCCTAGCTAATTCTCTTTGCTTGGATAATTCCTCATACTCTCGCTTTTCATCTAGCCCGCGATGATTTTCATATACACCTTGAGCAAATCCGCTACCTAAATTCCACATCAATTATCCTTTAAAATCCATAGTTGGTTAAGCCGCCACGACTGTGAGGGCCGTTATCAATTCCAAACATATTAGCACCATTTCTGCCGTAGTTATACATTAACGAGCTGAATACATTACCAGCCGATTGTCCTGACATATCCGCTATTTTATTCCAGTTGTTTTGCTGATTAGCCATAGCTCCCATAGACTGCGCATTAGCATTAGCTAAGGCTTGAGCGGCTATATTACCTTGACCTGAAGCATAACCTAAGAAGCCCATCTGCTCATTACGCACGGACTGCTCGGCCTGTTCTGCTATATTTAATCTATCATTAATAGCATTTTGCTCCATTTGAGCGAAAGTTTCCTGCTCAATACCTGAACCCATCAACCCACGTTGAGCTAAGTTTTGTTGCACTTTATCCTGTGCCATTTTAAACTGTTTGTCATACCTATCTAAGTTGCGGTTAGTTCTTTGCTCCGGTGTTAGGTTTGTGTAGTATCTAGCTAAATTTTGCTCTAAATCTCCGTAAATAGCCCTACGTTCAGCGTCACGCTGGGCAGCCTGTTGTTGCTGTTGCCTGGCTAGCTCCATTTGCTGCTTACCTAATTTATTACCTTGGTAAGCTCCGTAAATAGATGTCCCTGCTTGGGCTAATCCTAGCCCAGCTCCCACATAATTTAACCAGCTCATTATAATCAGCCTCCATTATTTTAGTTTAATTGTATTATAACATAAGTTTGTTTAAAATTATCTTAAGTTTCGATTATCAAAGATATATCTATAACTAAAGATTTTACCCTTGCCCTCAAATTTAAGGTGGATACCTAAGCCCTCATTAAAATCTACAGGTATGCCTATATCTGCCACTGTTTGTTTATCGCTAGAGAACTCCCTCGATATAACTTCTACATCGTCTATATAAACAGTAATTTTAAATTCTCCTTTATAAACTATATTAACGCTATTGAACTCTTTAGTTAAATCCATGGACCCTCCCACAAATTTAACCGTTGTAGCTATTAGTTTATCTAAGTCTGCACTATTATAGGCTTTATAGATTATTCCATTTTTAACATAATATAGCTCATTATTAACCTGGCAGCCAAACCCATTAGCTATATCCATTTCTGTTATCATTGGGTGATTTAGACTAAAGTCCATCTTAACTACTTTTTTATCCGTGAATATGTAATAAACATCTCCAACAGTTAAAGCATTTATTACGTTTAACTTTTCTCCAATTTCAGTTATAGCATATCTACCCTTAGTTAAGTTATTTATTGTAGAACCTATAGATAACATAACATCGCCGTTAAATATCCACACAACTGCGTTTTTGATATTAGCTATTGATTTAGGCTCCGAGCAACCTATTGATTTAGATAGGTTAGATATAGCGTAATTAACTCTATCAGTGCCGCCTAATAAATAAGTGCTATTCTTTGTAAATATCATAAGCCCTAAGGGGGAACTAGCTAAGCCTGTTATCTGCTCATTTACTGTAACGCACTGCAATTCATTCCAAATATTAGGACGCCCTGGCTTACTAAAATAAACATAACTGCCTTTATAAGCGAATAGAGTAGCTTTATGCTCAACTAATCCTTTTAACCCTGTAACTTCTTTAATTTCTGTAAAATCTAGAAATTGTGGGCTTGGTATATCCGCTAAGTTATCTATAAATACGTTATTGCCTTTATATGATTGTAGGCTTATAAACTTATACATTGAACTAGCTACATCTTTACGGTATATTTTTAGGCTATGCTCTGCGCTAGGGTTTTCTACATATAGATGTATCAATTTACTAAAGTTAAAGCAAGAATTAGATTTTACAGGCAAGCTTTCCATACCTGATGATTTATCATAAACTGTAACAGCGTAATAAATTTCATCGGTGCCATTGTTATTAACATTTAAAACAGACCCGAAGGCATCTAGTAAATCTAAGTCCATTTTCCAAACTTTATCCGTAGCTACGGCGTATTCAGTAGTCCCGCCTAATGCTACAGCTATCCTATCTCCATTATTAGCTGCTGTAGTCCCCTCTATATGGAAAAATCTTTTTCCGTCCTCTAAATGCTTACGTATATTTTTATCCAGCTCAGGAGTAGTTATCGCCGCAGCTACATTGCTATAAGCCGGTAATGAGCCATCTTTAGGGTCTTTTTGGTTTAATCTCTCTACAGGAGCTACAACTTTAATCTTTTGTATCATATCTAAAATAGCCTGCATTAGAGTGGAAGGTATGCTGTTTTCTATTCTTATTTTTAAATCACCTACGTTAATATACGGAAATTTTATATTATCATTTAATATATTTTTACCGCTCTTTTTAGTATTAACTAGATATAATCTGCCGGTAGATACACAAAATGTTTGGTTAGCCACATCTGCGAAACTTACCTCATCAGCCTGATTATAAACTAGTCTGCCTCTATACCCATCATCATCATATTCGTATGAAGCGTTATAAGTGCCTATATTTATATCCTCTGCGTGTGATTTGGTGCTTTCTATAGACCCACTTAATGTTGTAACATTGAGTAAATACTGGGCTTCATCAGCACTAAGCAAGTGGTTTTCCTTTACATTGTTTATACCTATTAATGCTGTAGGCATAATAGCTTGTTGCATATTATCATCTCCTTTTTCTATTGTTGGGTTTTGTTTCTCAAACCTATTTAACATACTATAATTCTGAACAGGTGATAAATACCCGGAATTAAGATAGTTATATTCTCCATAAGCCGGGCTTTCTATAAAAGCTCCTGCAACTCCATCATTAACTACTCTCCTAGAGTCCCCATCTCCGTTAAAATATTGGGCAAATAAATTGGCTCCATACAAATTTCTTGTAGCTTGAGCTATAGATTTAGCCCTGTTAGGAGTGCTATTCATTTTACTATACCCAGGAGCTCCAAAACTATCGGCTAAATCTGATATACCCTCTACAGCTTCAGCCAAGCTCTTTAAGCCAGCTAAAGTAGCAGGCAAGTTTTTAAACATCATTGGTAACGTAGAATAGAAATTCATTAACGAAAAACCTACGCTAACTATAGTAGCAAACGTATCTACGCCCCTAGCTACGCTGGATAATGTTTCGGTGTCTTCAGGGTCTCCTAGTGCTTCAAACAGGTCTGTAGCAGCTTCAGCCAATCCTCCAATTTCTTTAGGAGTACCTTTTCTATTTACAGTGTGGTAATCCGTTGGTATAGAACCTATAAATGTTTTTGTATTAACATCTACTCTGTTTATTTTATCCTCACCTGGATTATAATGCGCCGTAGTTTCGGATTTACCATACCAAGTATCCTCTGTTGTAGTGGTAGAATATTCATACCCAGGTTCTGTTCCTTTACGAGTGGTCATACTTTTAACTACTTTGTTATAATCTAATTTCCCGTCCTTACCTATTTCAAAAGTTTCAAAGGTTTGGTCTACAGCTAGGGAGCCAGGGTTACCTTTCTCCATTTGCTCCCAAGCTCCTACAGATTTATAAGAACCATCGTCCTGTAGTTCCATACCCGCAACTACCGACCCTGTGGCAGCGTCTATTAGAGAATACTCATTTGTTTTAGGATTATAAATCATCTTAAGTGCAGGGTTTTCTTCATAATCCATAACATTTTCATTTACGTCGGGATTATCCCTAGATTGCCTATCTCCGCTTACATTACCGTTACTTTCTGAATTATCTCTACCATACCCATACTGAGGAGAAGCCGTTTCTTCGTCCTCGGTATCATCTGCCGAAGCAGTAATTTCAACCCCAGGCAAATGGACTTCATCAGTGCCGAAAGGTTTATGAACTAAGTAAGATTTATAGAAATCATCTGGAGGAGTGCCGACCTGAGGTGCTAGTTTTGCTGTATTAGTTAAAGTTATATGTGCATCTACACGACCTGTTTTAACTCTACCACTTTCTGAATGGTCAGCAGAAGCCGTAACAGATACTCCACTAAGATTTACAGTAGGAGCATTACCTTTATTACCTCCACTATTACTTCCCTTAGCTGCACCTTTGCCTGCAGCGGAGTCGTTCATACCTCCACGAGAGTGTGACCCTTTGCCAGCACCGCCATTTCTGCCACGACTAGAGCGCCCGGAACCGCTAAATCCGCCGGAACCTGAACGCCCTCCTGCATTACGTCCATTGGCCATAACTAATTACCTATGTTTCTTATTTCCACAACTACTTTATTCCCTTTAAGTAGTTGAAACGCAAACGATAAAGTTTTTACGCTGTTATATATCCCTTTACTATCGTAGCTATCTCCCAGTAAAATACAACCCTCTGTATCTTTGGGATAGTTTCCTTGGTGTATAGCTATGTATCTATCCATTGGCACTTTATCGTTATAAATTACAGGCTGAGTTTTGCCTGTTCTTGCGCTTTTATACCAATCTAGGTTGTATATTCCGGCAGGGACGCGTCTATCTTTATTTCTTTCTGTAGTATCCGGGCCAGCAGGCTCTAAACTAAATCCTGTCATTAGTTTAACGCCGTCATCTCCTACGATGTAAAACTTACCTATTGTTCCGTCTGGTATATCTTTAAATCTATCGATTATTAGTTTCATTTTGTAGCCCTTTCAACAAATTTAACTCGCTCTTTATGCTCACCTGTTTTACCAATGTTAAAGCTTTCTACAGGGCGATGATATCCCATCACCCTAGTATAAACTACACACTTAGTTCTTTTATCCATAACCTTATCTAATATTTCTTTATTAGATAGTTCTGTCGTCTGTAAAGCCACCGAAATCTCCTTTATGTTTTTCTGCTTCAATTTTAGCGTCCACGAATTTATCAACTTTCTCCCCGAACCAAGTAGCTCCTTTCCAAGCGAAAAAGCCACAGCCTGCTAATGCTACTCCATTCTCTTTCCAGATGAATAAAATAACTTCATAGCTAATCCACCCAAAAAACATTGATGACAGAATACCTATAACTAAGTCCATCAACTTTCTGCCAATGCTCTTATCAGGGCGGGAGCCTACATTAAGTAAGCCCCCAATGAAACCTATTGCCAGAACCCATTTGTATTTGCCTAAATATTCATCTAAGCTATTTAACCACTCCATTTACGCACCTTTCCAATAATACCTCTACATCTGAATAATAAATACCTAAATTCTTTGCAGTTTCCAAGTCAGATGGGTCATAATTTGGCTTCTCTGGAATTGTTACATTACATTTTACAGGAACTACCTGTTTTTGGTATTCCACCTTAGTTATAACCTCAGGCTTATTTGCACACCCTCCAAACAATACAATGATTGTTACAATAAGGATAAATACAACGGCCCTCAGTTCCTTATTTTTCGCCTGTTGCATTTTGTAAGCTTCGGTTTTCATTTTTCATCCTTTCCTTATTTGTGCTTAGCTCCGTGAATATAGTTTCATACAACTTTAGCTTAGACAAACAACTCTGGGACTCTGGCACTTTTATATAACGTATCTTTTCGGACTTCTTGGCTTTTTCTTTCTCCAAATTTTCTAAATCTACTTTAGTATCTAGTAAAGCCGCATTTTGAGCGTCCAGCGCTTTTCTACACCCGTCAAGATTTTCCTCAGACACTTTAATTTTTACCTGGGATATTAGATAATCCTTAGTCATATCTGCGTATAAAGATTTTAATTCTCTTATTTGAAAGTATTGAGATATGATTATAGCACTAATTACACCTACAACTAAGGCTATCGCTACAGATATACCGGATTTACTTGTAACTAAACCTAGTAATGATTTCCACATATTTCAACCTTAGTCGAATTGCGGCATATCTGCTACAGCTTCAGCAAATGAACTAGGTAATTGTCTTTTACCTGCTTGTATATCTGCCAACATCTTATAGCCCCACTGCCAAACGTGTGCACGCCATTTTCCGAACGCTACACCCTCTGCTTGGTATTCATTTTCATACCCAGCATAACTACAAACTGAAACTATATTATCATAACCCTTAGTTTTAGCCTTAGAGTCGAGAATATTTTGAACATACACCTTAAAATCCTCAACTATAAGCTCTAGCGGTTTTTGCTTTATAACGTGATTTATAGTATAGTTTTTGGCATTTTCTACCGACTCCATAACTATATGCTCCATCTCTTTAGGTAAGCCGCTGGCCGGCACTTCGATTACACGCTTATAACCTACTTCGATAAGTCCATCATCTGAAAACCCTTGGACAAACATTTGTGTGCCGTCATTTAGGACAATAATATCTTTATCCTCCAACAATTTAGTATTTATATTATAAAGTAACATTATTTCTCCTTAATAGAATATAGGCAACCAACCTATATTAAAAATTTGTGAATTAGATACATTAACGGTAACTGTATAATTACTTAAGTCCCAACTAAAAGTAGCCATAAAATTGTGATGTATAAATTGTTGTCTAACAGGTCGTCCATTAATATCAGTAGACCCTAATGTAACTAATTTAACTATATTCATATATTTATCGGAATTATATCCTAATAAATAAAAAGTAGAATTATTTTGCACATTATCGAAATCATACCCTCCATTATTATCTTTATATACTGATTTAACAGTTCTAGCAATGGCTAGCTCAAACCAAGGAATGTTCATTTCCGTTTTCCTTGTAACACCTTCAATAACTCTGTTATTTACCCACTTATTATCGTCACTATGAAATCTTACAGAAGCATGGACACCAAAAGCTTTAATAGATTTATCTCTCCAAGCTTCTGGGAAAGTTCGTATAAAAGTTCCGTTTTGATTGACAAGTTCTAGACTATTACCAACAGGATATTCTGGTGTGAAGTCTCCTCCACACCCTATCATAAATGAATTAGGCATTATGCACGTCCCATCGCTATAGCGTCATCAGCATATTTAAAATAAGAAAATATCTCCATAGTTTGTAACCCAGTAGGTATTTTTCTAAATTTTAAATTAGCGGCAAACCCTGTTATTTTATTAGCGTTATTCACTATAAGAACTCCACCTTGCCCAAGCTTAACATTATTAAGTGTTAAAACTCCATTACCTGTCATAGTAATTATGTTATTATCTGAACCTTGTAATGAAACAGCTCCATCACTGGTATTCAGAACTGAAACGGTTGATGAATTACTAATAGTTTTATCATATTTAGCGTTTATACCTATATACTCCTTGAAAATTGGTATAGCAACAGATAAAATTTCTCCCGAGTTAGTAGAGAATACCAAGTTATTAGGGTTGTTTCTAAAAGTGCTATCGCTAGTTCTTTTTAAACCATTACTTACTAAACCTGAAAAATTACCAGTGCCCGCTTTTATACCCCCACTAGTATCCCTCAATACTAATGTATCTCCTACATTTTCTACATTTGCTGCTTTGCCGTTTAATGTAGTAGGATTTTTAGCAAGCTCCTCTACAGCTTTAATCTTAGACATAACATAAGTTATTGCTAGTGAACTGGCTGCCACGGCACTATTTTGTAAATCTAATTTAGTCGAAATCTTAACTATACCAGGTACAGTTTCAGACGCATAAGAAGCTTCCCATTTTGTGCCTGCAACGCTTAAAGCTTGCGAAGCTACAGAATATGCTTGCTTAACAGCCTTAGCTGTAGCAGCCTGTGTGGCACTATCGCTTGTTACAGTGTCATTTAATCTAACTATTCCATCTTGGGTTGTAGAAGCTTGCACCGCAGTCCATTTAGTATTAGCGGTATTAAACGCCTGCTCAGCTTCTTTATAAGCTAGATTTACAGCTTTAGAAGTAGCAGCAAACTCCTCGGAGTCACTTGTTACTGAGCTTGATAGTTGAACTACGCCCTCTCTAACTGTAGAAGCTTTCTCGCTACCTTTCACCGAAATGTAAGAACCGTCCCAATGATATAGTTGTGCCGTCTGCTTATCAATGTATAGTGTATTATCTGCTCCTGTAGTAGGAAACTGCGCTTTTGTATTATACGAAGCTAGCCCGCCACCAGTATCGCCTTTGGGTCCTTGTGGTCCTATTGGTCCTATTGGTCCTTGTGGTCCTTGAATACCTGCTGGTCCGATCGCTCCAGTTTTACCTTGTGGACCTTCAGGACCTCTTGGACCTTGAATACCGGCATCGCCTTTAGGGCCTGGGTCTCCTTGAGGACCTCTGGTCATGGACAACCACTCCCTACGTCTTTCTTCCGCTTGCTCCCAATATTCTTTTACTTTGCGCTCGCTAGTTTGTGCCGCTTCTTTAGCAGCTATAGCGTCCTCGCTTGCTTTCTTTGTTTCGTTAATAGATTGGATTGCTTGAGCTAATTTAACCTCGACAGTTTTAAACTGCTCTTGAGCCTCGATTATTTTACTGTTTATTTCCTCGCCGCGTGCTATTTTAGCGTTAAAATCTATTAACGCATTATCTACAGCCTGCTGTAACATTTTTAAGGCGTTAGCTATATTTGTTATTTCGCCTAATACTAAATTAACCGAGTTTAAAGTAGTGCTAGCCTGTGTGGCAGAGTGCCCAGCACTAGCAGCCGCTTGATTAGCTTCTTGGACTTTACCCTCTACATTAGCTTTTAATGCATTTAAGCTATCTAGTGTTTCAACCGCACTAGCTACCTTTGTAGTTATCTCGTTTTTAAGCCTTTCAACGTCCTCTTTTATTGTTTTAGCCTCATTATTATTTGAAGCTAGTTTATTTAATAGCTCCTCAGCCCTAGCTAAATCAGTTTGGACGCTATTAAGTCTTTGACCTAAGGTATGGGTTTCATCGTAAGGGAAATTTTGTGCATTTATTTTAGTTCTAGTAACCTGCACTCCACCGCGAGTTTGAACTACGCTCCCAACTCCGATTTCCATATCCTCTAAGGTCAATTTATTTACATAAATTTCCTTAATGTTAGATGCCATATTCGTCTCCAAATCCTGTTCTGTATTGCACCGAATACTCGGCTATACTTTGATAGCCTGATTTTTCGTGCTCTTGGATATTCTCCAACTCTGTTTTGTATTTGTTGATGAATAACATACCTTTATTTATATTTTCGCCTCGTGTATCATCTAATAGTAACATACCGGAAACATAATAAACTAGCGTAGATTTAAACATCTCATTTAAATCCACATTATCTGTTTTTTCGCTAACTTGTTTAGGACGTTTAGAGTATTTTATATCTAAAAGATTAAATCCATCAGCCATCGAAGTCATTTGACCGTTAGGTTGCATACCCTCTGGGATATAAATAATTCGTAGGTCATCATCTACTTTTAAGCCTGTGATAATACCGTCGATATTATCTCTTGTAACTCCTGGTATATCTATCGCTATACCATAAAGTCCATCGCTAGAAACAAAGTTATTTAGTTGTCTATAATCTGTATAGGTAGGCTCCTCCAACAAAGGATAAAGATTAAGTTCGCGTGGATTATTAAGGTTGTATATAACAGATTTTAAATTACTGCCAATTTCTTCCTCCCACTGTGGATTTTTATCCATTGAACTAAATGACTTTACTTCCACAGGCTGGTTATTACATCTAACCCTTAATAGTTTTATAAAATCAGGGTCTGGTATTACTACCTTACGTTGATACGGAACTACAGGGAGAACTAACTCGCCTTTGTTTATATTAACTTTGCGAGCGAGGTCGTCTAAGCCCTCATTAATCAGCTCAATTATACGAGCATCGGTAAATTTTGTATTAGGGACATCACCAACCCTATACCTTACACTTGATATTAAACTAGAAACTAACATCGCTCGCCTTTGAGTTCGTAGGATTAACCTACGAACATTCCGTCAAATGTATCAAGAGGGACAAAGCTTATAACCGCATAACCCTCACCTACATTGGCAGCGCCCATTGTAACAACTCCTGTAACCTCTACAATATCCTTAGTTACTGTAGGAACGAAAGTAGTTTGTGGACTTACTTTAACAGTGCCTAGGTCGAAAGCGACCGATGCGCCATTAACGCTAAGATTGACGTTACCGCCTGTAGCACCCTCTTTAACTACAAGTGTTACACCCGTAATCAAAGAATTTGCAGGGATTTTAGTCAAAACTACGGTATCACCTGTCTCAACTCCGGCCTCTTTCAAGGCGGAAATCTTAACGTTGGCAATTGCCGCAGAAACTGTATGCTTCTTGTTATTACCAAAAAATGGAGTGAAATCTACTTTTTTAGCCATTTATTATCCTTTACTGACTTAGTTTATCGTTGTAAGTGTCGATAACAGCCACGCCATAGTCCATATTAGCGACTTTAGCCTCTTTATAGTCCTCTAACTCCGCAGTCAATTTGCATTTATCAGCCTGCATTGTTAGGAGCATTGCGCTCTCGCTAGTGATACCGAAGTCCTGGCTCTCTTGGAACTTGTAATCAGGTGTGCTACCCATACCTAGTTGGAACGCACCAGCACCTAGGATTAGACCACGGGAAGCTACTTTACCTGTTTGGGCTTTACCTGTTCCGCTAAATACGCCATTTTCGTCCACGGTTCTAAGACCTTGGATTTCAACCGCAGTTTTGAATAGCTGGTTATTTACAGACGCACCAGCAAATGTGCTAGCCTCCATAATCACGAACGAACCTACTTGGGTTACGTTATGGCTAATTAGCGCGTTGCCGATACCGCGAACTTCAGCGTGCTGATAAACCCTCTGGAACTTCTCGTCTTTAAGCAGGTCAGCAATTTGGAACGAGTCAAGGACAAGTAGCCATACTTTTCTACCGTCTGATAGTTTAAACGGTTTCATTGGGCTTCTGCGTCCACCGACCGTATAACCTATACCTGTTTTGACGATTGTTTCCATATTAACCAGGAACTCCCAGCTAAGTTTATCGCCTGCTGTTAGCGCACCGATTGTAGCTCTATTTCCAGGGCGAATAACGTGCGTAGGAGCTTGTCCTCTCAAGTAACCTTGACCTAAGTCGAAGAACATCTGGTCCTTAGCTCTTACGAAGTTGTCCGCTAGTTTCTCACGGCTATCTGCGTGTGTGCTTAGGTCGATATCACCTATAGCCTCTGCGTCAAACTCCATACCGTTATCTACAGTGTAGCGTCCAAACTCTAGTGTTAAGCTATCGCTAAACTTCATTTTCGCTGGGCTGTTACCGAACGCCTGCTCTTTGCCTCTGAAGCCAGCAGTTGCTAAGTTACCGCTGTAGTCAAATATGATATTATGACCTACTTTGGCATTAAAATCGTTTTTCTGATAGATAACAGCGTCGTGGCTAGTGCCTGTTAAGCCTCTCCAGAAACTCTCGGAGGCTTTCTGTATCATACCCTCGACCATCCAGCCTTTGCGCTCAAGCGCGTTGCCGTATCGAAGGATACCTGTGCTTTGTTTTGCCATTTTAATTCCTTTAGAACGTTATAGTTTTTTCATTGTCCAAAATATTGGACACCTCTGCTTTAGCAGGAGCATTGCTTGACCCTCGAACACCGCTTATGTTAGTGCCGTTTGTTGAAGGCACCTCTCTAGCTAGTGTTTTCTCCGAAGCCGTAAGGAATTTCTTAGTTAAACCTAGGAACTCCTCAAAAGAAATTTCTCCCTTTGCTAGCCTTTTCATATACAAAGGAGGAATTTGGTCTGCGATTTCGTCCTTTGTAAGATTAAGTTCAGGATTAGCGGTAATAAATTCCCTTAGCTGCTCAGCTAATCTCTCCCTCTCAAACTCTTCTGCGCTTAGGCTTTTTATGCGCTCTAGCTCCTTAACTATGCTGTCCTCAAACTGCTTCTTAGCAGATACCTCGTAGGCGTCTATTTTAGTGCGCCATTGGTCTGGGTCAGTTAGTTTTAGAGTATCTAGCTCCTCCTGTTGTTCAGGTGTGAGCCTTATCTGCGCTGCAACCTTATCCCGCAAAAACGTAGCTTGAGCTTCCACAGCTTTCAACTGCTGTTGGCTCTTGGTGAAGCCTGCGACGGTGCCACGTCTCCTCTTTTCAGCCTCAATCAGCTTATTCTTGTAGTATTCTACCGCATCAGCGTCTTTTGGCATATTCTCCTCAATATTCTTAAGGAAATTAGAAACGTCGTAGTCCCTGTCGCCTGTGCTGGTAGCAGTATCTAGTGTTTCAGGAGTTTTAACGTCCTGTTCTGGATTACCATTTTCACCCATTGTAGCCCTTTCTATAGTATTTTTATCGTAAGTATAGCATACTTTAACTTAAACGGAGCTTAAAGCCCCGAATATTCATCATCTTGGTAATAATCATCAGGGTAGCCCATCTCGTCATCAGTTAGGAGCTCTTTTTTAGTGTAATTAGCCGCTATCGCTGTATAGCGCAGACTATCCATATAGTTTGAAGTCCAATCGTGCTCTGGTGTGCGTAGCGAAACACCTAATCTAGCGTCAAACTTCCAGTGGTATTGCTGCAAAGCTAGGAGAAACGTTTCGCAACTATCATCTATCAGCGCAACGTTCAGAAAATCCCTCGTAGCACTTATCCCATCATCTATACTTATGCGCTTTAGCACGCGAGCAGGCACTCCAAGCTCCAGAAACTTCTCTAGTCTAGTTTTACCGGTGCTAAACTCCCTTACCATCGCATCGTGCGGGAGAACTACGTCCTGTATGTCATACCCCTTATCACGCTTAAGTGCCCACATAACCTCGACATAATGCTCTAAATTTTCCCCGCTGGCAGCGTAGCAGTCTATAACCCTCGGGACACCATCTATAACCTGTGAGAAAACTAATACAGTTTCGTCATTAACACCTATATCGTAGCTAACCATTACAGGCACTCCGTGATAGTGCAAACTAGGGAGCACTCTCTTGGACAAATAAAGGCCGTCGTATTCTTTCTTGTATATAGACCCCTCTAGCGACTGCTCGAACGCCTCCTCTGGCGTCGTTGGATACTCCTGCTTTATCTCGTATCCCAGCTCCTCATACTTCGACGCATACCACCACTTCTGGGTGTTAGTTAGTGTTATCCCATACTCCTGCTCAACCTTAGTAAAATACTCCAACATCGCTGCATTTATATCCACTTTTGAACTAAGGTTACAGTCCGGGTCCTCCACCCAGCTGAGAAATACCGCCTGAAACTCCAGCTGGTTGAGGTCCCTCGAGAGTTTCGCTTTATTATACGCTTTAAGCCACATCTCGTAAAATAGCCCGTTGCGGCCCTCTGCTGTGCTCTCGATAGTTATCTTATTATCCTTACCTACAGCCTGGAACGCGCCCGTTTTCAGCTCTTTCGCTTTATCTGGATATTTCTTAGCTATCTTACCTAGCTCGGACACGTGTAATCCCTGGAGTGTATCACCACGGAAGTTACCTATCTTAAGGATAGAGCCGTTTGAGAACATCATACGCTTCGAGTTATTCGCCACCAACTTTAGGTTGAGGAGCGTCTTTACGTCAGGGTCCATATCTTCCCACATCAACAGCGCCCTATCCGACAGCTTTTCAGCCTCGTCCTGACCATAGCTCTGGATACCCGCCTGAAACCCTGGCTTGAACAGGCAGTCATCTAGGTAATATGCCAGAAATAGCGTCGATATACCCTGCTGCCTGCTCTTGAGAATTATTTTGCGGTTGTGTTTAAACTGCGTAAGCACCTTATTCTGGCTGTGATTTAGGGTCAATATCCTCTTAACACCGTTCTTATCCCTGATGGTATAGAGGTTATTCATTCTCCACAACTTAGACCCCAGCTTACTATCCATAAACTCCTGCTGCTCTTGGGTGAGTGATGTCTGCGCCGCCGAATATTGTTCCGTTAGCTCCCTGGCTTTTAGCTCGTCGTTCTTATCCTCAGCAATCATCACGGAACCTATCCACCAAATTCTGTATAGCTATGTTTATGACTGGAGTATTATCCTTGGGCCTCAAGTCTTTGTAAGTTGCCTCTATCGCTGTTATCGAACTAATCAAATCCTTAAGCTCCTTAGTATCTCCAACCATCGACATCATATCTAGGGCATAATCAACCGCCTTCTCCTTGAACGAACTAATTTTCTCCAGCACTCTGGTTACGCTCTCGTCCTGCTCCTCTGCTTCAGGTTGCTGAGTTATTGTAACTACAGCAGGCGCTAGCGGTTGCTGAGGTGCCGGTAGGACCGTAACTCTAGGCTTACTTAGCCACTCAGGCTCTCCAATCTGCTCCTTAGTAACTTTATACTTATCTAATACTGTTTCTATCTCCGACCCTGCTTCATACTCTAACTTTATAAGGTTTAAGAGTGCGACTGGGACCGGCTTCGGTGCTTTAGCCACGGATACTCCTTTATGGTTTTCTGTAAGTATAGCTAAGTTTAACTTAAGCTTTGCTTACGTGAGCTAATGATAACTAGAGTTTGCAGGCCGTAGTTGATATTCTATTAAGTTTAATTAAAAATTGTGTTGCAATTAAAGTTAATTGAATAATAATTTCGTGAAAATTTTATTTATTTTTTGCGGTATGGGTTATAAGCTGTTAGATTGGAGTGGTGCGTCCGTTAGATTAGGTTATATTCCGTTGAATTAGATTTAATTAAATATTAATTCTGAAAATTGGTTGCGTCCTGGAGGAGGTTCTGTCGGTGCCAACTCTCGCGTCGCTTTGTCGCACCCACTCCAATTTTTCGAGGCTCAATAAAATAATCTCAATATTTTGCACTATCTCGCAAAGTTTCACGTGAAACGCTAATTAATAATGATTATTATATTCAATTTAATTAAACGTCAAGCTTGAAATGCACTCTGCCACATCGCATTTTTCAAGTTTCACGTGAAACGATAACGTAATTATCATAATTAAGTCTATTTGATAATGTTGCAATTTAAGCATTTCTTAAGCAAAATTATGCTATTCGCGTAACATATAATATAAGCATTTTTCTAGCGCAAAAATATTTTTACAAATGTTATTTAATTCAGTTTAATTTAAGTAAATCAATGATATAATTCTATCATATTTCAAAAGAAAAGAGATAAAGAGATGAAAATCATAAACGACAAAATCGAGTTTCGCGATAGCGCAGAATATCAAGACGATAAAAAGTTTTTAAAAGTTATCAATAGAATTATTGATAATAAAGATAAGCAAATAAAAGCTTGCAATAAAGCATTGCATTTAAATATAAAAAACTCGTTTATAACGTGCGATTTTGAGCATTTAAACGTAATAAAGCATAAGATGAAAAATATAATTGAATTAACTTCAATTTTGCTAGAAAAAGTAATTGCTAAATATCAAATTGAGCAATTATCTATTGACGAAATAAAAGATGAATTACTATCTTTGAGCGATAATCAAGAATATAAAAAAGATATCGAAAAGATATTTAATTAAGCTAAATTAAAGTAAAGAGATGTTATAATCTCTTTACAATTTTTAAAAGAAAAGAGATAAAGCAATGAATTACGAAAAGTTTTTTGAGTTACGCGAAAAAAACTCAATTTGTAACAAATGAAATTAGACGCGAGTTTTTAAAAGTTAGCGATGAATTAAACTTCATTAAAAATAATGTTTTTAACGCAGATATCGAGTTTCAACTCAAAACAAATAAAAATAACTCTATAAATGAAAATATAGACGATGAATATAAAAACGCGTTAGAAATAGCAAACATTTCTAAAAATAAGCTAGAATATTTAAGTAATAGATATAAGCTAAAGAATTACTATGCGCTAAAAGCTCAATTTTTACGTAAGCAAAGCGAGATAATCTATAACTATGAATTAGCATTATCAAGCTTACAAGATTTAGCTAATTTTTACGATAATAACATAACTAATTACTATGAAAATGTAACGCTAGACGAGATTAAAACATTAATAGATTTACTTGATAAAGCGATAACTAAAGACGCTAAAAAGCGTTTGCTAGACGAAGTTTATGTAAATGAATATGTAAATATAATTTAATTTAAACAAAGCGCAATTAAATTAAATCAAATTGCGCTTGATTTAAATTAATGTTCTTTAAGCAAACTTTAAGCATATTTATGTTAAAATATAATTTTGACTTAATAAATCAAATTGATAATCTCTATCAATTTGACAAAATCGAAAAATTATGCTATAATATCAAATTACGCTAAAGCGCATAATCTGATTAAATTTAATTCAGTTTAATTTAAGTAAGATTATGCTATAATGCTAAATATCAAAACAAGATTTAGTTTTGATGAAAATATATCGAGTTTAATTCAGTTTAATTTAAGCAAACTTATGATATAATTTCATCAAAGCTAAAGAGATAGCGCGCAAAATCTTTGCTAAATCTAATAAGAAAAGAGATAAAACAATGTTAAGTAAAATCGAGCTAATCGAAAAATTAAACTCAATAGTTGATAATGCAAAATTATCTAAAAGCGCAAAATCAGAGTTTGACGAGCTTTTAAAAGAGCTAACAACTCGCAAAGCGCGAGAAGTCAAGCACGCAGATTATTTCGATGAAAAACAAAACTGTGTTATGCGTTATTGCAAATATCATTGCAAATTTGAGCGCGAAGACGAAATGATAGCGAAAAAAAGTTATTGTCGCGCTGCAAGTTTTATAAGTAATCAAAGAAGAAATGAAGTTAAACGTCTTGAAGACGAGTTATTAAACTTAATTTCACAAAACGCAGATAGCGAGAAAATAAGCGAGCTCGCAGATGTTATCAAAGAGAAAAAGCAAAATATGCACGCGCCCGAAACTTATGATTACGAGCGCGATAATCAATATTATCTCGAAAATTGCAAAATTAGAGAAAAGAAACAAGACGATAAAGAATAAATCAAAATAGAGCGCGTTATCTTTACGATAGCGCGCTTTAAAACTTCAGACGATAATCTTCATATTACTTTAACTCAAAATCTCTTAAATCAAACGCTAGCTATCTTAAAAACGATTGTTAATAATCGTTAAATATTTTAAATCAATGTTAAACGATAACGATTATTATAATCAAACTTAATTTAATCATTTTATATAATGAAACTTAATTTAATAATCATTATCATTTAACATTTATAACGATTATTAAAATCAAACTTAATTTACTTTAGCATTAAATGAAATTTAATTTAATAATCATTATTAATTAATTTTGCTTAACTGCTTTTAATTCATCTAGCTATAAAAATCAACTAACGATAAAAATCAACTAATTGTAATTTGCATCTAATGTTTAAAGCATCTAGCGTTAATTTAAATGCAATTTAATAACTAACTAATACTATTATATTGCTATAGCGTTAAAATGCTTTAAAACGCGCCCAAATGCTTTTAAACTATATCGTTAATTTAATTGAGCTTAATTCTTTAATCTGTAAGCTAGAGCTATAGAAAAATTATTGATAAGCGTTATCATTATAAGCGTATAAGCTAAATGTAAGCAAACTAAATTATAAATCGAAAAAATCGACGCGATTTTAGCTATTGATTTATGCGCAAACTATTGAAACTACGCAGTTAAATCATATAAATCAATTAAATCAAATATAGTTAGTAACAAAAAAAAATAAAAATTATAGTGAATAAAAAAAAAGTTGATTTTTTGATTTTTCTTGATTTATTGATTTATTTTCTTAACTTAATCTTAAAATTGATTTATTGATTTGTAACAATTTGAAACACGATTATCAACTAGCTTTATTATTGATAGCGATTTATTGACTTTTAAGCTTTTATCATTATTATCAATTTATGATAATCTATAATGATTATCAACTATCAAAATTTTTCGACGCTTTTATCTGATAATCAATATCAATATCACAGCATATCTCAACATATCCCGCTCCACGCTTATCCAGATTTTCCCATAATCCACATAAATCTAAGTAATATAATAGCACTCTAGGGAGTTTCTCGCGCGCACGCCTGAAGAAAATCAACAGCACTCCAGAAAAATCGCACTCCAGCACAGCCAACTAGCGCGGTCCTAGAACTAGCAGCTACTATTAGTTTAGGTCGAAAAATAGCCCAACTAGTTAGCTATTTAATGCCATCTGCCATATCAAGAAAATTAAATAAAGAAAATAAAGAAAATTAATCTAATTTTAAGAATAAATTAGATATAATAACGATAAATGAAATAGAAAGCGAGCTTAATAAAATGGTCTTAACCCTCTTAGAGCTTAAACACTCTTTTAAAGATGAAACCCTGGCTAAATGTTTTTATATCCAACAGAGCCAGCTCAAAATCCGGGCACTTAACACCCGTCCACAAAACGCGCAAATACAAGCCCTGTATCCCAATCTTAAGCAATATATTAACGCCCTTGCATTATACACAAATACAACTGCTAAGATAATGGATACAATAAACAGCGTCTATCTAAAAAACTATAAAATAGATATACTTCTAGGCGTCCAAGACATAGTTGCCCTAGCTGAGGATACTAACCTGCTCTCCTTGCTGCCGCAGGAAATCCAGGACTACACCGTTAGCTATAGCTCCCAACTAGGGCAGGAGCTTCCGCCTGTTCCAACGCCTGCTCACGCACAAACTCTAGTTAATGCAAGTAAATAGGTGGCATTATGGCAAATACAGAAGTGGCTATAGTGCCAGACTACACCCAAATATTTTACACGGTCCCTCTTACAGTTCAAACGCTGGAGCGTAAGCCTGATGGTAAAAAGACAGACCCAGGTTTCCCACAAAAAGGGTGGCTACAATACACTACCACCAGAAATACCCAAAACACTCCGCTACTCTGCGCGATAGCCCGCCGCGACTTTATCGGCATAGATGTGGATAATACCACCCTGTTCGAGCAGCTGCTTACAGCGGACGCCTACACGGCAGACTACATAGCTAAGAGCGACCTTAAGGGTGGGCACATACTCTACGCATATAACGAGGAGGACGCGCAAGAGCTAGCTCAGATACGTAAATGGGCTAAGCGCGCTCATATAGATATCCAGCTGGATAACTCGCTGATATATCTTGCCACGCCTGCCAACCACACTAAGACGCTGCTCACGCCGCCGCTAACAACCCTACCACAAAAGCGCATACCACTAGCTGTAAAGGCCCTCGTGTATATGGCGGCGGCTAAGGCACAACTAGTGGCTCAAAACGAAACGACCACACTAACTACGGCGGGTGACTATAACCCAGACCTATTGGCAAACAGCACTCTGGGTTATATTCTCAACACTAATAACCTCAAAAGCCTCCCAGAGAAAGAGTTAGCTCAGGCTATAGATAAAATAATCCCGCAGAAGCTGGAGTATCGCCACCCCCGTGATGTCCCTAACGGAGAGGGCACAGCGTGGATGACGTCCGTGCGGTTTAAACTAGCTCAGGACCCATCGGTGTCTAAAGAGCAGTTTCAGGACTTTATGCTCCTGCTTAACTCTCTGTGGCAGAGCCCGATGCCTGAAGAGCGTGTTATCCACGACTGTAACTACGACATAAATAAGCGCCTGAACCCACTCACTAACAAACCGCTGTGGCAGTATAATCCAGACTGGGCGAAAGAAGGGTTTATATACGAGAATGAGTATAGCGACGTTATCGAGGTGTTTTTCGACCCTGTTAAACAGCTGTTTATCCACCACAACCGCCAAAACCAGGAGTATCACACCTACGACAAGACCAGCGCCGTGATGAATACAGTACTAACTGAAAGCAAGCTCCGCCTAAAAGTAACTACCGAGAAGCTACTGAAAAAGGTGCGTGTAATTACCATAGTTCATACGCCTGAATACCCTACAGGGCTCATTCCGCAAGTGCAGCGCGACCCTCTATTTAACACATATCAGCCGAGTGAGGGCATAAGAATACTGCGTGGAGAGCTGGAGCCTACCAATCTGCGACAGCCGGACACTATCTTAGCTTTATTAAAACACTTGATACCAGACGCTGATAACCGTGACCGGTTTTGTAGGTTCTTGGCGCGTAAGCACTCGACCTACGACCACTCAGACCTCTACTTTGTGTTCGCGGGTGTAGGTGGTGCTGGTAAAAATATGTTCATAGATAACGTCCTGCCGTATTTCTCTACCAACGAGCGCATATATAAAGTAAATGTGTCCTCACTAACTAACGGGTTTAATAAGTGGATGGGAGAAACCGACTACGCCATAATAGATGAGGCAGGGGAGGGAGATACTAAGAACGAGCAGGCGAAGCTGGTAGCAGAGCTAAAGAAAATAACGGGCTCCCCTCTAGTTTCTATAACTAAAAAGGGTAAAGACACGACTGCACCTCAACGCCACTATATGACGCCGATACTTAATACAAATATGCAGACGAAGCTTATAACCGATATTGCGCAAAATGACCGCAGGTTAGTGTTATTTAAATGCCCTACTAAGTTAGCTAAGGTATATCCAGACACTACAGCGTTTTATAATGCTTTAATCTCTGACCTGCCACACTTTGCGGCTTATCTGCGCTCACTGAAGCCGCTATCAAACGAGGATTATAAAGATAACTCCAACTGGAAAAACGAGGATTATGCAGAGTATATAGAGGCGACGACTACCCCACTAGATAAACTGCTCGAAGCGGCGGAGAATAAAGACCATAATAAACTCCTAGAAGTTTTAACAGAAGATTTCGCCGTTTCGATGCAGGATATAGATAGGTTATTTGAGGTTTCGACCACAGACCAAGCTCGTGCAGTGTTTTATAATACGAGCGCGACAAAAGAGCTGGGGCTACCGTCGCTAATCGAGCTATTAGATAGCCACTATTCAGCGGTGGAGATAAAATCAAAAATAGGTAAGTATAAGCGCAGGGTAACGCACTATAAGAATAAAAAGCCTTATAATGTGTATGTAATAGAGTTTAGCCGACCATACTCAAAGCTTGACACGGTTGAAGCTATAGAGCAGCCTGATAATGGGCAGACAGAGCAAACAAACGATAACGAAATTAAGCTTTAGTTAAGTTTAATTTTGCTATAATATATTAAATAAAATAAGATAAAGAGAGAGGATACAATGGACATTAAACATTTTCTATCCGACCCTGAAGAAAACGAGGCATTTATAACTGGGCCTGCAGGGAGCGGGAAAACTACAGCACTTATCGAAGTTGTGAAGCAGCTTAACGAGCTTGGAGTAAAATATAGAGTGGTAGCATATACGCACAAAGCCAAAGATGTGCTAGTTTCTAAGCTACCAGATGATACAGATATATCGACCCTGCACTCGTGGCTTAAGAAACGCCCTGGTATAAATGAGAAAGCTAAGAGTTTGAAAGCCCTAGTTACTACTATGCAGTTTGGGCAGCCTGTATATATCCAGCTCCTGATAGTTGATGAGTTTAGCTTCGTAGGAGAAAAAGATTATTACTCCATAGGTAAGCTCCAAGACCAGCTAGAGCTGAACTACTGGGAGCACCCTAACAATCACTGCGAAAACGCAAGCTCCACGATACCTGCTAACCCTTATCATAGCCCTGTAGATATACCAGACGATGAAGTAGTGCCTGTATGTGAGTACTGCGGTAAGCCATACTCTCGTGTGTGCATACCACCTATAAAAGTGCTGTATGTTGGCGATTTAAATCAGCTAAGCCCTGTAGATGGGCCATCGGCAGTATACCCACATAAGCCTTATTGGAGAAAATTAACGACCGTCCATCGCACGCATAACACACTAACCAAACCCTTAGCATTGTTAGTTGATATGATGGAGGGCAGACGAAAACAGGCATATTTAGAGCCTACAGAGGATTTTATACGTGGAGTTGATATAGTTGAGCTATATAAAAAGGACACCGACGAGGATAAAATTATGCTAGCTTATACCAATCAGAGAGTGCAGGAAATTAACGCATTAATACAAGGGCGAGCGCAGCCAGAGCCTGGGGATAAGCTATATGATAGCTCACTAAAGCAGTTTGTGGAGATAATAGGTATCCACGACACTTGGAAGTGGGATTGTAAAACTGTTAATGGGATTATAAATCCTGATACTAAGTTCAACCCTCTACGTCTATTAAACAACTTAGATTTTGTTAAGTTTTACCAAATAGATGAATACTTAGCTATACCAGCTATTTTTGGTATGTTTGAGAATAAGAAAATCCGCGAGGATATAGGGCGCGAGCTAGTAGAGAAAAATAAAGCTGGGCTTGATAGTAAAGCGCAATATCGGCTTTATAAAACAATTAGCGATTATGTATCAATTTTAGATTTTGCCCACTGCGTAACGATACATAAGAGCCAGGGCAGTGAGTATAATCGCGTTTATGTAGATAGTCAAGACTTAAGCCGATGTTTTGACCAAAACGAGCGTATGCGCTTATTATATGTAAGCATTAGCCGAGCGCGCGAAAAATGCTATTTATCAAATTAAGAAAGGATGGAAAATGTTGGAGTTTATACAATTATTTGCAAGTTTAGGTTTAAAGGCTGTGATTTCGTTTATATTATCGGTGGCAGTTTGTATAGCAATAGCGGAATTGTTAAATTTGTAATTTAAGAAAGGAGGGAAAATGGTTATATTAGCGATGATTTCGTTTATGATTGCTATAGGAGTTAGCGTAATGCTGATTTGGGCAGCTGGAGTTATAAACTCTATGAAGTTGGGACAAAACGCTGGGTTGCTATAGTTTTAAATATAGTTTCGGTTGTAGTTGCCTTGGTTGGTATATTTGGGATTTTGTATTCAACTAAGGTATTTACTACTTTGCTATATTATTTAACTATGATGTAAGGATTAAAAAATGGTAATATTAGGTTATATATTTATAGGTATATTACTCTGCACAGCCATTATAGGTAATGAGTTAATTAGTGAGGTCGTGTTATTATCTATAAGTATAAACGACAGCGAGCCGTATTTTAATACGTTTCTATTTGCCGTAATTATGTATTTATTGGGCTTTTTAGTTAGTTTATTATTTAGTTATGTAATTTTTATGCTTGTTTATAAAGTTTGTGAAAATATGCTATAAAATTACGTTTAATTAAGTAATTTTTAAGATAGTTTGTGTTATAATACTATCATAAATAAAGAGATTAACTCTTTAGAATAAAAAATCTGAATTAAGTTTAATTAAGATATATTTAAGCTAAAGTGTGTTATAATCTCTTTATAAAACAAAACATCACAAGGAGAAAGACGATGAAAAAGTCTGAAGTTTTTGAAAGAGTGCAGGCTATATGCGCTGCTCACAATTTACCGCAAGACGTTGTGGCTCAACTAAACGAGCTACTAGAGCCTAAAAACGCAGGTCGTTCATTTAACTGGGACGATATTGTTCTCAAAGATGAAAATGGTAACGTGGTAGAAATCCAATGCTCCCTATCTGGCGTATGGCTACCTGCTGATAGTATCCACTTCTATGCGAGCCGCGACGGCAAGGGTGTTATGGGTACTGACGGAGTTATTCTCCAGAAAGTTTCTAAACAGGGCGAAAATGCTAGAAAAGCTTACCAAAAAGCTTACAATGCTAGCAAAAATGCGCTTATGGACGATGTGCTTAACGGTGTTATCTCTAACGAGGACGCTAAAGCTAAACTAGAGGAGCTAAACGCACAGGGCCCAGATTACAGCGTGGTTCACCCACTAACTGGTGAAACTAGCACTGAGGTAAGCGAGGAGGCTGAAGCACCAAAGAAAGGTAAAAAAGGCAAGAAATCTGCCGAAGAGCCGAGCGCATACTAATAAACGAGCCCACTTAATGTGGGTTCTTTAAACCCTCCTGATAAAAATGTTTGAGCACAGGGTTGCAGGAGGGCTTAAAGAGCTCACGCTCGTTTTTCGGCGGGGTTT